GCAGCTCTATCAGTATCCGAAAAGTTATTTGAAACCTTATACGAAGCAGGTAAATATGATCCAGAAAATGACATTATCCTCATTCCATTTAACAAATCTTATGGAACAATTGAAATCAACAAATCAATTGCCAACCATTTGGCTAGGCGTAAAGAACTTGTCACATGGGAAGTTGTTAGTGGCTTCATCAAACACTACCTTTCTGTTGGAGATAAAGTATTATACGACCGGGAGGATGCAATCATATTGGACATATATCCCAATCCTTCCTACACTGGAATACCTCCTCAAAAAGAATCGACTTATCTTGACTATTGGGGCCATAACAATTCCCCTAAAACCAATGTTAGTTCCGATGATTCCTCTGATAGCATGGATGACATTGACTTTCTCTTGGGTCAAGTTGCAGCAGACGATGAAGATAGAGTAACACAATCATCTCATCATATCAAATTACGTATGATGGATTCTGATACAGAGAAAACAATTACAAAAGCAGCAGAGGTTAATGCTCTTATGTTAGGATACGCTCTCACAGTGCATAAATCACAAGGTTCTGAGTGGGATAAAGTATTCCTCCTATTCCATAACTCACATGCAACTATGATGCAACGCGAACTCTTATATACAGCAGTTACCCGAGCTAAGAAAGAATTGTTCGTTATCTGTGAAGCTGATACATTTATGAAATCAGTAACATCACAGAGAATAAAAGGTAATACTCTTCTAGAAAAAGCAGAATACTTTAAAGGTAAACAAAATGATCAGCAATCATAAAGATTGGACAGTATACAGAATCAATCTCCAACTTGGAGTAGCAGACAAAGTTCCAGCATTAGCTAAAACATACGAGGAGGAGTTAGAATATTGTAATAATTTAAACAGATCAGCAGCTATCTATGGTTGTGTATATTACATAGATAAGAACCAAGTATAATTGTGATATCCTGGGGATACATCATCCCAATCAAAATAAATCGTATCTTATACCAGATAGGGGGTTGACAACTGAATCAGGGTATGAGATACTTCTAACTCGCTCACAAAAACAAGTGAACGAATTTTCGAAAGTTTTTTTCTTTTCTTTTAACCTTATAGGATCTCTCCAATCATGGAAGCAACTCAACCCACCGCCATCCTTGTTAACTTTGATAACAAACTTGATTTCAAATCAGCCAAGTTTGGTTTCCGTGAAGTGACTGACAAAGAAACCGGAGTTAAAACTAAACGTGCCACAGTCGAACTTGACAAACTTCCAGTCCCAAGTGTTGAAGGTATCGTAGCCATCTTGGAAACTGGTGGCAAAGCTCTTGATCTTCTCTTGGAAGCTGTGTCTGATATTATTGTTGCACGCGCACGCGATGTTATCAATGATCTGGAAACAGTTACCTCTGAGAACTTCGATTATTCTTCGTGCGATTGGAATACAATTGCTAACTTGGAAAAAGAAGATCGTCGCTCAGGTATCTCCAAAGAAACTTGGGACGATTTTGCATTGGATTATGTCGAAGTTATGCCTGCTGTTTCTGGCACATCGAAAGAGCAATCTGCTAATGCTGCTAAGATCTTTGTTGGTAAGTTCGCTTCCATCAAATCCAAGAAAGATGTTATTGGCAAACTGCAATTGCGTTTGTCTATGTACGCAGAACATTCTCCGCGTGCAGCAGAGTTCGTAGAAGTTCTCGACTTGCTGATGAAGAAAGCAGCCAAGTTGATTCAGGCTAAAGAAGAATCTTTGGAAGATAACCTGGGATTGTAATCCCCTTCAAGGTTTCCAGCTTCCTTGTAAATAAAAGCTGGAGCAATCATCCAGCAATCACATAAATTAGGAAATTTTATGACAGTCGAAACTCAATCGCAACCCCAATCTGAATCAATTGAGACCCAACCCGGAGCAGGTATTGCAACTCAACAAGATACACCTCCACCTACACCGCAAATTGAATCTGATTCTGAACCAACTCAAAGTAATTAATGTATTAACATAATTAAGTTGGTGAGATTTGTCCTGAACATGACATAAAACTGTTCATTTCTCTTGCCTCATTCACAAACAATCTTTCATTAATGTTAGTCGGTTTGTGTATGCGACAGTATGAACCAGTATGGCAAGCTATAAAAACTAATCTTATGTGTGATATCTCAGCTCACAGGGCATACCACCGTCGAATCATTAAAGCAGTTGTAAAAGAAAAAGATATGGATTTAGGATTCAAATTAGAATGCACAGAGCGTTACCCACCAGTGCAGGCATTCATTAAGACAACAAGAAACGGATCAGTTATTTCATTTCGCCTAGTAATTAAACCTCTCATAACTCTTGACTCAATCTAATATGACAACACAACACGAAGCAATCTCAATCAAAATCGCAGAGCTATATGATGCAGTTCAATCAACTCTACCATCTATGCCAACTCTCTTGCGAACAATTCATTCCAATCTCAAGCAAGACCCTGAGCTTGTCACGCTCTTGTCACCAGAGCAAGTATCAATCATTGTATCAGGCTTGTCAAAACAAACTCAGACAACCATAACAACTTCAATCTTATCTGGTGCAAAAGGTAAATCACTGAAGAAGATTTCAGTCGATGATATTTGAGCATGATCTTACCCTGTTTGAATCTCTTGCAGTTTGTACTTACAAAAATCAATTAACTCCTGCAACATTTCAAACTCTTGCAGCTTGGTTAGGTTGTTATAAATACATCTTACCTGCTGATAGAACTCTGAATGAATCAGCTCTGTCAATCAAACCAAGAACACAATACGATATCTTACATCTATATAATTTCACAACAATACTATCAGCATCATTCACGCAATCTGAACAGTCAAATATAATCAGGTACATACTATGCTCACAGAAACTATAGTCGATCCAAGGCTTCTCAATCTATCGTACTCCTCCCTTCTAACTGCACATTCTTGCCCCAGAAAATTCCAGTTAGATCGCATAGGTTCAATCTCTGATTCATCCGAATCTATGTCTGAGTCCATAACATTCTCTTATGGGCAAATCGTAGGCCTCGGAATTCAACTTGCTCTCGAACGTAAACCCTACGAAGAAATCATATGGCAAATGTTTCTTGGTTGGAAACCAGAACTCTTTGCAGACAATCCCAAACAAAACAAATCATTTGCAGCAGCAGTATTTGCAATTGATAAGTTCATCAACATGATGTCAGAAGGTTATCTCGATGGATACTCCCTTGTCTCTTACAACGGAAAGCCTGCCTGCGAACTTTCCTTCCTCATCACTCTTCCAAATAACTTTAAGTATAGAGGCTTTGTTGACGCAGTTCTCCAGCATGACGAGACAGGAGAAGTTGTTGTATTGGAGTGTAAAACATCTTCCGCGCAAACACTTAACCCTGCGACATACAAGAACTCAGCTCAAGCAATTGGATACAGCATTGTCCTTGATGCCATCTTTCCCGAGCTATCATCGTATCGAGTTCTATACCTTGTCTACTCAACAAAGCAACTCCAATACGACCAACTTGAGTTTACAAAATCATATGTCCAACGAGCAAGATGGATTAGAGAACTTGTCCTAGATTGCGAAACTCTTACACTGTATAATGATAACTCAGTGTATCCGATGCGAGGTGAATCTTGTTTTACTTATTTCCGTGAGTGCCAGTACCTGGGACTGTGCCAAATGGAGACGGATCGACTAGCACAACCAATCACCCCAGAACAGATAGAAAAGATTAAAGAAACAAATGAAGGTTATCAGATTCAAATCTCTCTCGACGATCTGATCAACTCTCAATTATCTAAGGTATCATAATCATGTTCATAAAACAAATCACATCACAACATCGTAATGACTTCTCAGCTATCATGCAATGTGAACATTGTGCAGAAACTGTAAAAAATAACTGTGGGTATAACGATGCTAACTATCATGAGCGCGTAATCCCTGCAATGTATTGTCCAAGTTGCGGTAAGAATAAAGCAGGCGAAGTAAAACAGAAAGAACTAACATGAAACTCACAGACAAACTCATATCCAAAGTCCACCGAGTTCTTATCTACGGCCCACCTAAAACAGGTAAGACTCAACTCGCTGGCTCTCTCGCAGAATTCAAAAAGATTATCTGGTTTGATTTGGAAAACGGATATGCAACACTACTCAAGTTTCCACAAGAATGGAAAGAGCGAATTGAAATTATCTCTTTACCAGATACACGTTCTTTCCCGGTTGCCATTGAAACTTGTCTTAAAGTTATCAAAGGAAACAAAGTTGACATATGTGAGCAACATGGAAAAGTTGGATGCCCCATGTGCAAGAAAGATTTTAAGCCGTTCACAACGATTGAGCTTAATGCAATTGGAGAAGATACAGTTGTCGTATTTGACTCACTTACCCAACTCACCGCCTCTGCAATTGCACACATAACTCAAGGCAAGTCAGACGATTACAAATTAGATTACTCTGATTGGGGCAATCTCGGAAAATTAATGGAAATCTTTCTCTCTCACATTCAACAAGCTAATTACAATGTCGTATGTATCTCACATGAAACAGAGGCAGAGTTAGAAGATGGAAAAACTAAACTGGTTCCTGTGGCTGGCACTCGTGCTTTCTCCAGAAATACTGCTAAGTATTTTGACCATGTTGTATATGCGGAGGTCAAAAACAAGAAGCATAATTTTTATTCCTCTACAACTTCAGCTTCTAATCTTAATACTGGGTCACGTACTGGTATTGTTCTTGAGTCTATTTCTGATTCTCCTCTCATAACTTTGTT